GATAAGTTCGAAGCCTACACGTCCGATCTAGATGAAGCCATGGGCGGCATGACCGACGAGAGCGGTCAACTCAAGCCGGCCATCGAAGCCATCTTTGAATCCGAGACACCATCGGGCATTCTTGAATACCTCGCTGACCCTGACAACGCGGATGAAGCCGAGGCGCTGGGGCGCATGAGCGCACTCAAGGCGGGCATCGCTATCGCCAAGCTGGAAAGCAAGGTGAAGGCGCTTGCAGAGTCCCGCAAAGCCAAGGACAAGCCGCAGCCAAGTGATGTCCCGCCGCCGATTGAGCGGATCAAGGGATCAGGACAGCCGGCCAGCGCGCCATCGGACTCCGACCCCATCGATGTTTGGCTCAAAAAAGAGCGGGCACGGTTGGAAGCCAAGCGGAAGGCCAAGTAAACCACTAACGCGACCGTCGAGAGACGCCGCAGAAAGCAAACGACCATGGCAAACGCCTATTTGACCCCCACCGCTGTTACGCGGAAAGCCCTGATGGTCCTCCATCAGAAACTCAACTTTGTCGGCAACATCAATCGCCAGTACGACTCGCAGTATTCCGGATCTGGTGCCACTGCTACTCGCGGCAAGTTCGGCCCGACGCTGAAAATCCGCCTGCCCAACGAATACACCGTTCGCACGGGTATGGGCATGTCGGCTCAAGAGCAGAGCGAAACGTCTGTCGACCTTACCGTGTCCACGGTCAAGGGTGTGGACATGTACTTCGGTTCCGACGAACTGGCACTGAGCATCGACGACTTCTCGGATCGTTTCATCGACCCGGCAATGTCGGTTCTCGCGGCCAACATCGAAGCCGACGCGCTGTCCATGTACAAGGATGTGTACAACTTGTACGACGGCGATGCTGCTGCCTTTGCCTTTGCCTCGATGACTGGCGCAAAGCAGATTCTGACGGACAACCTGGCTAGCCAGTCGATGCGTCGGATGATCATGAACACGACCCACGCCAACAAGTTTCTTGTTGACACGAAGGGCCTGTTCCATGACGGCGAGGCGATTGCCGAGCAGTACCGCGAAGGCAAGATCGGGCGTACCAGCGGCTTCGATTGCTTCGAAAACACGCTGCTGACCCCGCACACGACCGGCACCGCTGCGAAAACGACCGGCTATGTGACGAACGGCGCTGGTCAGACTGGCTCGACGCTGGTGATTGACGGCGGTACGACCACGTTCCTCAAGGGCGACGTTATCACCGTTGCTGGTGTGAATCGTGTCCACCCGGAGACGAAGGCCGATACCGGCTCGCTGCAAAAATTCGTTGTGACCGCCGACTCGGGCGCTTCGGCAACTTCGCTGTCGATCAGCCCGGCAATCGTTGCATCTGGCCCGCGCCAGAACGTGACGAACGCTGCTGCAGATGGTCAGGCGCTGGTCAAGGTCGGCGCAGGTGCTAACGAGACTCTGGTGCAGTCGCTGGCGTTCCACAAGGATGCATTCGCTTTCGTTACCGCCGACCTCGAACTGCCGAAGGGCGTCGATTTCGCGGCCCGCGAAGTGATGGATGGGATTTCCCTGTCTATCGTGCGTGACTTCAACGTGTCCGACCGCACCTTCCCTTGCCGGATCGACTGCTTGTATGGCTACAAGGCCATCCGCCCGCAGTTGGCAACCCGTGTCCACAACGACGCTTAAGGAGCATCAACATGGCAATCTCTAGTTCTCTTGAGCGCCTGAACACGAACCGCGTTAGCGGATCGATTGCAACGGGTCTGCATCGTCAGGTCATCCAGTCGGTAGGTGCTACCCGCACCCTGCTGCCGGAAGAGTCTGGCGCGCTGTGCATGTTTGACGTGGCAACCGGCTTGGTCTACACCTTGCCAACGCCAGTCGAGGGCATGGAATTCGAGTTCGGTTATTCCGTGTCTCGGACATCGACCAACGCCTACAAGATCATCACCGCTGCGGCGACTGAGTTCTTGCTAGGCGCGTACGTTGCCCTTGATCCGACAATCGCCACATCGGGCGACGTGTTCACCGGCAACGGTACATCGCACGTTGCCCTGACGCTGGACGCGGACACAGAGGGCGGCATCATCGGTGGCTTGATACGCGTGACGGCGATCAGCGCGACGCAGTGGTATATCACCGGGCAGGTGGTTGGTACTGGAACCATGACGACCGGCTTCGCTACTTCGTAAGGGTTTCTCCCTGTTGGACTTGGGTGCGGCCTGAAAACCGCACCCCTTTTTTAAGCACACATGACCACAGCTCGGGCGATCATCACTGGTGCTCTGCGATTCAGGCTCAACAAACTGAGTCCCGGAGAGACGCTAGACGCTGATGTTGCTGCCTTGTGTCTGGACGGTCTGAATCAAATAGTTGACGAGGTAGACGGCGCTAAGGGAAGCCTGTTTCGGGAAATCCTGACGGCTGGCACTGTCACTGCGGCAACTGGAACACTTGGAACGACCTGGGCGACTCTCTCGCCGGGCGATCAGATTCTTGGAGCTACGTACAACGATGGATCGAATGACATCGTTCTCGATCCGCTAACGATGGAGCAGTACCACGCGCTGCCCGTCAAGACGCAAACTGGTGATCCGCTGTACTTCGCACATGACGGCGCGGCAACGGTGTATTTCTATCCCGTCCCGACAAGCCGCAGCGTTACCTTGAGAACACACGAGACGGTTGCAGCCTTCGCCGATCTGGACACGGCCTATGTGATGCCCAAGGGCTACGAGTCCTTTTTCTCCGCGCTGCTGGCTGAATTGGTGGCCGAGGTACTGAAAGGCACGCTGACGCCTGCAATCGTGCGCGCTGCCAGCATGGCGCGTCGTCGGATGACCACGCAGAACCTGAACCCGGCCATTGTGAACGGTTCACAGCGGGCGTGGAACATCTATCAAGGGTGGGTCTAAATGGCCGGGCGCAGGGAAATCCGGTGCGTAGGGCCTAGCGCACCATTGCCCGACCGCAAAGCAAGTGTCCAGCGGTCTATCAACCTGTTTCTGCGGCAGATCACAGGGCTAGGCGAGGACAAGCCGGTGATCCTTGAAAGCATCCCGGGACTGGTGGAGCGCATTAATTTTGCCGCGCAGGTTCGGGGAACGTTCTCCAATGGAAACCGCGAATTTGTTGTGGCCGGCAATACGCTGTACGAGACTACATCGGGCGTTGCCGTAGATCGCGGGACTATCAGCGGCTCTGGCCCGGTTTCTATGGAGGACGGGACAGATCAACTGGTGATTGTGACCGGCACAGATGGCTATGTGCTGAGGCTCAACACCAACATACTAGCGCAGATCACCGATCCCGACTGGAGGGGCGCTTACTCTGTGTCCGAACTGAATGGCGTTTTCATCTTTGACGCCATCGACCAGCCGGACCAGTTCTACATTTCCGCAATTGACGACGCATCGTCCTTGGACGCTCTGGACTTCAGCAGCACGGATGCGCAGCCGGACAGCCTGATTACGCATCGGGTACTAAAGCAAGAGGCGTACTTCTTCGGGGAGCTGTCAACCGAGGTATGGACGTTTGTAGGCGATTCAGACTTTCCGCTGGTTCGCTACAACTCGACGCCGATTGACATTGGCATTGTCGGACGCCGGGCGGCTATCAAGGCTGCGGATACGTTGATTTTCGTCGGAAAGACCGAACGAGGAACGGGCATCGTCTACATGATCAACGGCCACCAGCCGCAGAGGATCAGCAACGAAGCGGTGGAGGCTGCTTTGCAGGCTGATGGGGTGGACCTGTCCGAGTGTTCCATGTGGGCGCGGCAGGGTGTTGGTTACGAGCATGTCGGCATCAATGCTCCGGGCATGTCCACGACATGGGTGTTCGACGCTGCCACGCGGGAATGGCACGAACAGGCGGAACTGGTAGACGGTGAGTACACGGCGCTGCGTGTTGAGCAGGTTTCGCTGCTAGGAACGGAGCAGCACGCCATAGCCGGGGAAAAACAATACACCATTGATGCCACGGCATACGACCTTGACGGCGATGTACTGGTGCGTGAGAGGACATGGCCGCACCTGATCAGCCCGAGCATGGAGCCTGTCGTGTACACCGGGCTTGAGCTTGCCTGTACGACTGGTCATGGCGGGAATGTGACGCTGGAAATCAGCAACGATGGCGGCTTTAACTTCGGTCCTCCGCTGCTTCGGTCGCTTGGAGCGATTGGCAGGTGGATGCAGCGGGTTAGGTGGTTCCCGCTTGGATCGGCTCGGGATCGCGTGTTTCGCCTGCGGTGTACCGATGCTGTTCCGTTCAACATTCACGGCGCGAGTGTCGAATGACCAATATCACGTCGCCCAAGTCGAATATTCCGGTCGGGTATGTGACCGTGAACGGCCAGCGCCTGGAGGTATCGCAACACCCCGAGTTTGTGCGGTTCTTCTTCGACCTGATGCGCCGGGTAGGTGGTACGGACGCAACCGACAACACCGCACTGCAATCGGCGCTCGACCAGGCCGAACTGGACATTGATGCGCTGGTGCTGGATGTCGAGGCAGAGCAGATCGCACCGCTTGCGCAGATACAAGCGCAGATTGAATTTGCCGATGGCCGGGTATCTGCGCTAGAGGCTGAGTTAGCTGCCCTGCGTGTGCAGGTTCAAGGATTGTTGATGGGAGTAACAGCATGAGCGTGACATTGGCGGCGCTGGTCGAAACAGGCTACGCGGCAGATTCGCAAACAACGGTGTACACGGCAACTGTACGGACCATTATCGACCGCTGTACAGGCTACGGGGTGCAGATTTCCGACCTGTCGATAAACCTTGTTCCAAGCGGCGGCAGTGCATCGAATGCGAACCTGATGGAGAAAAAGACGTTTGCGATCGGTGACTCGCATACGTTTCCCGGTGTTGTCGGGCATGTGCTCGAAGTCGGGGACTTCATCAGCGTATTGGCAAGTGTTGCAAGTGCGGTATCGCTTCGCATCAGCGGGCGCAAGGTGACATGAGAACCTACGACGCGCAATTTATCAAGTCCGTGATCACTGACCCGGAGGTATGGCCATGGGTGTCGGATGGTGGGTCGCCTGCGAACTACGAGCCAAACATGGGCGAGATTTACCTCAAGGTCGGCGCGGGCGTGATGCTGTTTCGTCCGTGGTCTGGTGCGTGGTGGGATGTCCATATAGCCATGCCGCGCAAGTGTGCGGCAGCGGTGGGCTTCGTTGGTCCCGCCTTTGCATGGATGCGCGAGCAGATGGGCGCGCTTGGCTTCGTTGCCCGCATGAGTTCGGTAAACCGGGCCGTCCTACGGCTTGCGCGCGTCGTGGGTTTCAAAGAGTGCGGACGCGTGCGCGGGTGCATGCGTGGGCATGACATGGTTTTGATGGAGATGAACTGATGGAAGCATTACCACTTGTCGGGGCGTTCATCTCGTCCAGCGGTGCATCCGACGCCGCCGATGCGCAGCAGGCAGGAACAGCCGCGGCTACCGCAGAGCAGCGCCGCCAATTCGATCTGGTTCGCGGTGATACCGCGTCGGCCCGTGGTATCGGTGAGTCTGCCATTGCACAACTTGCCCGGGAATTGGGCCTGCCGTACAACCCGCAAACCGGATCGAGCCTGTCAGAGGCGCAGATACGCGCGGAACTGACGCCACAGTTCACGACTCCCGGGGTTCCCGCAAACATGCCGCAAGGTGGACAGATCACCTACGGGCCAGAGGGCAACAACCAGAATCAGAACTGGACGCAGGGCACTCCGGCATCGGTGAATCAGGCCGGGCTAGATGCTGCTGTCAGACAACGCCTTGCCCAACAGGGTGCGCAGCAGCCCGGCCAGCCGATGCCGCAGGAGGTCATCGACCCGACGAAAGAGCCGGGTTATCAGTTCGGCTTGCAGCAGGGACAGACGGCGCTGGATCGTCGTATCGCAGCGATGGGCGGCAGGGTGTCTGGAGCGGCCCTGAAGGCGTCGACGCGATACAACCAAGACTATGCCACCAGCGGGTATGCAGCGGCCTACAACCGGCAGAACAGCGCGCGTAGCGAACGGCTGAACCGCTTGCAAGCACTGGCCGGGTTCGGGCAGACAGCAGCAGCGACGAGCGGGCAGGTTGGCGCGCAGACATCAAACGCCATATCCAACATGCTGACCAGCCAAGGCGACGCTACGGGCGCATCGAAGATTGCCCAAGGGAATATTTGGGGCAATGCTTTTAACCAAGTCGCAGCCAACTACAAGCCGCAGACGCCTAGTTACATCAACCCGATGACCGGCTACGGCTACGGACTCGGCGCGAACTACGACAAGTAAATCATGGCAAACGCTTCTATCTTCGCCCAATACGCCGCGCCACGGTCCATCGCTGATTACCAAGGCGATGCACAACGGCGCGAGGCCAACGCACTGACGCTCGACGGTGTTCGCAGGAAGAACGCAATGGAGGATATGGCGCTGCAAAAGAGTCAGGCGAAACAGAACGCTTTGATGCAGATCGCACAGGGCTGGACGCCGCAGACGACCGTGCAAGAGCGTGTCGCTAGCCTGTGGGCTAATCCCGAACTGTGGGGCGAGGCTGATGCGCTGGAGAAATCCGACCTTGAGGCGCAAAAGACCCGATCAGGCATATCGGCGCAGGACGCGGAAGCGCTGACGAAGAATCTAGGCGTGCTCAAGCGGCTGACGGGTGCTGTCATGTCCGACCCGACGCCAGAGAACGCACGCGCAGCGATCCAGATGTGGGAGCAACTGACCGGCAAGCAACTGCCGCAGGAGCGCGAGCGGGTGGCCTTCCTGCAAACGCCGGAACAGGTCAAGGCGTGGGCGGCTGGCTACGCGATGGAAGCGGACAAGCTGCTGCCGCAACTGAGCACGCAGAACCTTGGCGGCAACATGGCAAGCGTTGCGCGCGA